TCGTTGGTCAGTTGAGAAGTTCAAGGGTCTTATCTTCCAAATCGAGCGTGATGCAAACCAGATTGCACAAAGAACTCGTAGAGGAAAGGGCAACATGATTCTCTGCTCTGCAGACGTTGCTTCAGCACTCACCCACGCAGGACTTCTTGATTACACCCCTGCACTCAATGCAAACCTAAACGTTGATGACACTGGTAACACCTTCGCAGGTGTTCTCAATGGTCGTTACAAGGTATACATTGACCCATATGCAGCAAACAATAGTGCTAACCAGTACTACGTTGTTGGTTATAAGGGTTCTTCACCTTATGATGCTGGTCTCTTCTACTGCCCATATGTACCTCTCCAGATGGTACGTGCAGTTGGTGAGAATAGCTTCCAGCCAAAAATCGGATTTAAGACCCGTTATGGTATCGTAGCAAACCCATTTGCAGAAGGAACCAACGCAGGTCTAGGTCGTCTTGAGGCAAACACCAACCGTTACTACAGAAGAGTACGTGTTGACAACCTAATGTGATTCATCACTAAGGAAATTGAGGGGGTCTGCGGACCCCCTTTTTTTATGCAAATAAATAGTTAAAAATAATTTTGGGATTAAAAGGTGTCAGAAACTTCATTACCACTACAAAGGCAGTTAAGTAATAGAAATTTTTTAACAACTACTGGATTTAAATTCTCTTTAGCAAAATATCCAAAGGTTGATTTTTTTTCTAATACTGCACTGATTCCATCAATAAGTTTGGGAGTTGCTGCTCAACCATCTTACTTAAAAGATATCCCAATTCCAGGTGATAAATTGAGTTATGATGATTTTTCTTTGGACTTTCTTGTAGATGAAAATTTTGAAAATTACTTATTAGTACATAACTGGTTAAGAGGATTTGGTTATCCATTTTCAGTCGAAGAATATAAACAACTATTAGATGCAGATACCTTAAATCCAGGAAAACAAAATGCTATGAGTGGTCAATCGGATGGAACTCTGGTTGTTTACAATAGTAGTTTCCAACCAATTGTAAATGTTTCATTTAAGGGTTTATTTCCAGTTTCTCTTTCAACAATTAGCTTTGATGCGAAAGATTCCAATGCTAATTACATTACAGCATCAGTAACATTCAAATACACAATTTACGATATTAAAAAACTTGACTTATGAATATTGATGAAATTCAAACAGTATGGGAAGAAGATTCAAAATTAGACCCAGATAACCTTCATTCTGAGTCCATAAAGATACCTTCTTTACATTCAAAATATTATAAAATTTATAATAATATTCTCTTATTAAAAAAGATGGAAGAGAATAAATTCAAAATACTAAAAAAAGAAAAATGGTTGTACTACACTGGCAAAGCAGATCCAGAAGTATATAAAGAAAATCCATTCGATCATAAGGTATTAAAACCAGATATAGATAAGTATATGGATGCAGATGAAGAAATCATTAAGTCTGTGTCTAAAATTGAATATTTTCAGACAATGTTAAATTATTTGGATAGTATTTTAAAAACAATATTAAATAGAACCTACCAAATAAAAAACGCAATTGAATTCATGAGATTTACTGCTGGATATGACTGACATTAAAATTAGAAAAAAGAACGAAATATATTTAACAATAACTGCCGATCCACATATTCATCAGGAACTAAGTGATTATTTTACATTTGATGTTCCTGGTGCAAAGTTTATGCCTCAGTATAGAAGTAAGTACTGGGATGGAAAAATACGTTTGTTCTCAACAGCAACTGGTGAAATATATGTTGGTCTTTTAGATAAAATTATTTCTTGGGCAAAAAAATCAAACTATACAATTGAGTTTGAAAATAATAAGTTTTATGGAACTCCTTTTGAAGAAAATGATAGTGTTTCTTATGAAGGAGTCAAAGATTATATGACTCGTATCTCTAACCATAAACCAAGGGATTACCAAATTGATGCAGTATATGATGCACTTAAATATAATCGTAAACTTTTAATTTCTCCTACTGCTTCTGGTAAGTCATTGATGATTTATTCGATTGTCAGATACTTTGCAGAAAGAGATCAAAAGATACTTCTAGTGGTCCCTACAACGTCCCTGGTCGAACAAATGTTCAAAGACTTCCAGGATTATGGTTGGAATGCAGAAGACTACTGCCACCGCATCTATAGTGGTCGTGAGAAGACGAGTTCAAATCCAGTTACTATTACTACATGGCAATCTATTTACAAACTACCAAGAACTTTTTATGAATCTTTTGACGTAGTGATTGGAGATGAGGCTCACCAATTCAAATCTAAATCATTAGTTGGTATTATGACAAAAATGGATAATACCAAGTATAGATTTGGATTCACTGGAACTTTGGATGGTTCACAGACACATAAATGGGTCTTAGAGGGTTTGTTTGGTCCATCTTATAAAGTAACACAGACTAAAGAACTCATTGAAAAAGGACATCTATCAAAATTACAAATAAAAGTCCTTCTATTAAAACATAGTGAACATCAGTTCAATGAATATGAAGAAGAAATTCAGTATTTGATTGGACATGAAAAGAGAAATAAGTTTATTAAAAATCTTGCTTTAGATTTAAAAGGAAACACTTTAGTTCTTTTCAATAGAGTAGAAACTCATGGAGTGCCAATTTTCAATCTCATAAATAATTCTGCTTCAAAAAATAGAAAAGTATTTTTTGTTTATGGTGGTGTTGATGCCGAAGAGAGAGAAAAAGTAAGAGAAATTACAGAAAAAGAGTCTGATGCAATTATTGTTGCATCTTATGGAACTTTCTCAACAGGAGTAAATATTAAAAACTTACATAATGTAATATTTGCTTCACCTTCAAAGTCAAGAATTAGGAATCTCCAATCCATTGGAAGAGTTTTAAGGAAAGGAGATAATAAGTCAAAAGCAATTCTTTATGATATTGCAGATGATATTACATACAAGTCTAAAAAAAATTATACTTTAAATCATTTAATTGAAAGGATCAAAATTTATAACGAAGAGAATTTTAATTATGAAGTATTACAAATCAACTTTAAAGAGTAATTATAAACATGGAAGAAGAGTTTTATGCTGTTATTAAATTAATCTCAGGAGAAGAAATATTTTCAAAGGTCTGTCCTTGTGAAGAAGATGAACGCACATTGTTGATACTTGATAATCCTGTTACAATAGAATCTGTCAATCTTAAACAGTTTGGACTTACTGGAGTCAAAGTTAATCCTTGGATTAAATTTACTGATGATTCAATGTTTATTATCAATATGGACAAAGTATTAACTATGTCTGAAGTGACAGATGAAGATATTCTTAAAATGTATAATAAGTACGTTAAGAAAAAGACTAGAGAATCTAATGCATCGAAACCAACATCAGATATGGGATACTTGTCATCTATTGCTGATGCTAGAATATATCTAGAGAAGTTATATAAACAAAATTAAAGTACAATATAACTATCAAACTCCACAGAGTTATTTTACACATTAAACGGAACCCTTGTCAACTTCTGGAAAATAGTGTTATAATACAAACATTAAATGCACTTTAACCAACCCAATAATGAGTAAAGAAAGAAAAAACCCCCATTACGTTAATAATAAAGAATTCCATTTGGCACTTATTGAGCATAAGAAGAAAGTTGACGTAGCAAAAAAGAAAGGACTACCACCTCCGAGGATTTCGAACTACCTTGGTGATTGTTTTTTGAAAATTGCCAATCACTTATCTTATCGTCCCAACTTTGTTAATTACATGTTTAGGGAAGATATGATTTCTGATGGGGTTGAAAACTGCGTTCATTATATTAATAATTTTGATACAGAGAGAACAAATCCATTTGCATACTTTACTCAGATTGTTTACTATGCATTCCTGAGGAGAATTCATAAAGAGAAAAAGCAGATGGAAATAAAAGAAAAAATTATTGAAAGAAGTGGTTATGACCAAGTATTTTCTGTTGATGGTGACAGAATGAATAGTTCCGAGTACAATAGCATTAAGGACAATATTCAAATTAAATTGTATCAATGAAAGTTGCTTTAATAACTGACACTCATTATAATTTTAAAAAAGCAAATAAAAATTTTCATGATTATTTTGCAAAATTTTATAAAGATATATTTTTTCCTTATCTAGAAAAAAATAATATAAAAACAGTTATTCATCTTGGGGATGCCTTTGATAATCGAAAGGGGGTTGATTATTGGGCATTAGATTGGGCAAAGAAAAATGTTTATGATGTATTTAAAAAATTAAATATTAAGGTTTATAGTATAGTTGGTAACCACGATACATACTACAAAAATACAAACGAAGTAAATTCAATTGATATTTTATTAGATGAATACGAAAATATTGTAAAAATATCTTCACCAAAAGAAGTTACAATTGATGGATTAGAACTGCAAGGATTTTTTGTATTTCCTGGTCAGACTCAACCACATGGTCTAGATAAACAAATATTCAGTAAGTTTAAAAAGGTTTTTTCTGGACATTATCATACTAGAAGTGATGATGGAAAAATTTTCTATATTGGAAATCCTTATCAAATGTTCTGGAATGATTATAATGATACCAGAGGATTTAGTATTTTTGATACAGAAACATTAAAAACTAAACTTATCGAAAATCCTTACACAATATTTGAAAAAATTTACTATGAAGACAGTAAATTTGATGATATTGATATAGAAAATCTTAGAGATAAGATAGTAAAATTGATTGTTAAGAAAAAATCTAATCAAAAACAATATGATTTGTTTTTGGATAACCTAACAAAGATTCCTTTTTTGGAACTGAAGGTTTCGGAAATATTGGATGTTGATGATTCAAATTATCAATATAGTGAAACAGAAATAGAGGATACTTTAAGTATTTTGAATGGGTATGTTGAAGAGTCTGAATTTCAATTAAACAAAGAAGTCGTAAAAAAAATTATAAAAGATATCTATGATGAGGCGTTGGAAATTGAGTAAATAAATAAAAATAATAATACTTACCCATGTGATGTACATATTAACAATCAAAGGGCAAGAAGATGAAGGTGCTTATGCCGTTCTCAATGAAGATGGAGAGCAATACGTATATTTTTTTGAAGAAGAAGATGACGCAGAAAGATATGCTGGTTTATTAGAAGCAGAAGATTACCCACCAATGTCTGTTATAGAAGTTGATGGGGATTTAGCAATAAAAACATGTGAAGTACATGACTATAGTTATGTTATAATCACTAATAATGACTTTGTAATTCCTCCCAGAACAAATGATTATTTTCGACAAAATAAGATTTCGTAATTTTTTATCAACAGGGAATAACTTTACCGAAATAAATTTAAGACAATCTAATACAACACTAATTATTGGTGGAAATGGAAGTGGTAAATCTACCCTTCTTGATGCTTTGTGCTTTGTTTTATTCAATAAAGCATTTAGAAAGATTACTAAAAATCAGTTAATTAATTCTACAAATGAAAAAGATTGTGTAGTTGAGATAGAATTCAACACAGCATCTTCTAAATGGATGGTTAGAAGGGGAATAAAGCCATCTATATTTGAAATTCATAGGGATGGTGAACTTGTTAATCAATTAGCATCTAATAATGACCAACAGGATTGGTTAGAGAAACAAGTATTAAAATTAAATTTCAAGTCTTTTACTCAGATTGTTATATTGGGGAGTGCTTCTTTTGTCCCATTCATGCAATTATCGACAGCAAATAGAAGAGAAATTGTTGAAGATTTGCTTGATATTAGAATATTTTCTTCGATGAATTCCATAGTCAAAGAAAAAATAAAAACTACAAACGACAAGATAAAAGAATTGACAGTCACACATCAGATGACTGGTGAAAAAATTGAGATGCAAAAGCAATTTATTGAAAGTATAGAGAATGATATAAAAAAACAAGTAGAAAATAAAGAGAATAAAATAAATGAGATAGAATTTAAAATAAAAGAAATAGAAAAAGATAATAAAGAGAAACATGATAAAATAGAATCAGACTTGCAATTGGAGTCTGATGAATTATCTTCATGTTCAAAAAAACTTAAACAGTTATCTTCACTGAAGATAAAAATTCAAGAAAAACTTAATACAATTAACGAACACAAAGATTTCTTTGAGCATAGTTCGGAATGCCCAACCTGTACGCAAAAAATAGAAGAAAGTTTTAG